CTCCTATGGGCACTCCGCTCCATCGCGCACCACTACGACCCGGCCGGGCTCGACATCATCGTGGCCGGTGAGGTCCCCGAATGGCTCAACACGAACCACGCCACCGGCCTCCACGTCACCCAGCGCCCCAATCGTTCAATGTTGAACGTCTGGATGGCGCTGGCCGCGGCGGCGGATCTGGTCGGCGACGGCCCGTTCATCCTCATGAACGACGACTTTTTCGCGACCACGGCCACCGACCTCCACGCGCTCACGAACCGGGGCCCGGCCGCCGACCACATCGAGGCCATGCGCACCGACGCGGCGCGGGCGGTGTACCGGTCGCGGCTTCGCCGGTCGGTGGGCATCCTCGCGCGCGAGGGCATCACGGCCCCGGCGTCGTGGGAGACGCACACCCCACTGCCCACCACGGGAGCCGCTGTACGGGCCGTAGACGCCCGCATACGCGCACACAACCTCATGCCGGGGGTCGTGGCCCAACGGACGCTCATGGCGGAGCTGGGCGGCTCAACGGGCCACCCGGTCAACGACCCCAAGGTGTACACGCACGAGCACGTCGAGATTCCCGCGCCGTGGGTGTCCACGTCCCCCGTGTCGTGGCACGGCGCCACCGGCGAGGCCATCCGCGGCACCTACGTCACGCCGTCACCGTGGGAGCTGTCCGACGGTCGCGAAGGCGCCGCGCGGTTCGGGCCGCGCCCGATGCGGACCGCACCCACTGTTCCAGCTCAATCCGCCGCATAGCGTCGAGCTCGGCGGCCCGCGCGAGCGCCCGCCCCGACGCGCGGTCCCACTCGGCCGGGTTCGACAGGAGCCGCCGGGCGTGCCGGACCCATTCGGCCGGGTTCCCGCGGGACGCGAAGATGCCCGCCGGGCCGAGCGATTCGCGGAGCCCGGCCGTGGCGGTCGCGATCACCGGAATACCGGCCGCGCACGCTTCGACCACGCCCCGCCCGTAGGACTCGTAGCGCGAGGGCGCCACCACCAGCCGCGAGCGCGCCCAGATATCGCCGCGCACGTCCTCGGTGGTGTCCATGAACTCGACGTTCGCGTAGTCCTCGCGTTCATCCTGCTTGCCGTAGCCGCCGCGCACGGCGAGGAACCGCGTGTCGGGGAGTTGGCGGGCCAGCGCGTAGAACACGTTGGGGCCCTTGATTTTGTCGAGGTTGATGATGGTGACCGCCCCGTCGACGGGGGGCGGCGCGTCGAGCGCGTACCGGTCGGCGTGGAGCGGCGGGTGGACCACGATGGCGGCGGCGCCGCGGGTGCCGAGCTTTCGTTTCAGCCAGTGCGTGTTGAACACGAGGAGTTCGGGGCGCATGTTGAGCATGGCTTGCGACCACTTGAAGTCGTTGTGCAGGATGGCGGCTCCGGCGACGCCGAGCCGCTTGGCGAGCGGGAGCGCGTCGAGCGCGACATGGTGGTGCGACACGATCATGTCGGGTTCGAGCATGGTCACCAGCTCGGCGGCGGCGCCTTCGGTCTCGCGCCAGCACTGGACGCCGCCGTGCTCCCACGAGGTGGCGCCGTCGGCGGGGCCGGTGAGCGTGGCGACGGCGTGCACTTCGTGGCCGTCGAGCGCGAGCGCTTCGAGCATGTCGGCGAGCATGGTTTCCGACCCGGCGCGCTGGTGCGGGTAGAGGCCGTGGACGTAGGCCACGAACCGGAGCGGGCGGCCGTTCACGCGCCGTACCCGTAGGCGTGGGCGCGGCGCCCGATGAGGCCCCACACTTCGAGCGGGTCGACTTCGGGGACGGGGCCGCGGGTGTTCGTGTCGCGGGGCGTGTCGGCGACGGCCTTCATGATGGCTTGGCCGGTGAGCCCCATGCCGATCACGTCGGCCACGTTCATCGCCCATGCCACTCCCGCACCGGATACAGGAACGGTGTCGTCGGTGGCGTCTTCGAGGCGCACGGTGGCGTCGGCGACGGCGGCGCACCGGGCGTTCCAGTCGCACCAGAATTCGACGGCCGCGTGGAGCGCGTTGTGTCCGACTAGGACTCCGGCGCGCGGGGAGTGCATCCACGCGTGGGCGGCGTAGGTGTTGCCCGTCATGGCGGGGTCGAACAGCGCCGTTCCCAGTAGGGAGCGCACGGTGTCGACGGGGTGGCGGACGACGTGGAGGGTGCGCCCCGTCCACGGTTCGGGGTGGTTCCCGAACTCGATGGCGGGGAGCGCGAGCCACGAACAATCCACGTCGAGCTGTGAGGCGTGGAGGCCGCCGTGGGCGTGCCAGAACGCCTCATGCCCGGCGTCGAGCCCGGCGGCGGTGAGGACGGCGGCCATGAACCCGGTGCCGCTTCGGCCGGAGCCGATGACGACAGCGCGGGGGGGAACGATGGTGGTCATGCCCGCGAGTCTACGAGGTTTCCCCCGTGGGGCAGCATTCCACGACGTTGGGGGACACGATGAGCGGGAGCACGCCGCCGACGCATTGCCCGGACACGCCGACCGGCCGCCACCGGCCGACGACGACTTGCCACCGTGATGCGTTGCCGGGCAGGAAACAGCACTGGACGGCGCGCCGGAGCGCGGCGGCGTCCTGCGCGCAGTCGTAGGTGGTCGACGCCCAGTCCTCCGCGGTGGCGAACTCACCGGCGGTGGGCCAGCACCGGACCGCGCCTATCTCGATGGGCACGGCGGGGTCGGCGAAGCACGAGGACGCGGAGGCGTACGGGGTGAGCTGGTCGTTGCCCGACGGGTACAGCTCCGCGACGCGGACCCACGCGAGTCCTTCGCAGCATTCGTTGCGGAGGCCGTCGGGGGATATCTGCGGGACAGCGGTGCCCGAACCCCAGTGGTGCCGGATGACGCCGGGTGGTTTCTCCTCCGCCTCGAACGTCGTGATGAGGCATTCCAACATCGCGTCGAGCACGGGCCACACGACTACATCGGGCACGGGCGCGCTCCTCTCACATGGGCCAGCGCGTGCGCGGACGGTTGGGGTTGTAGACCTTCGGGCGCGTGGCGAGGCCGTACGGGTTGTAGGTGCGCACGATGTTGTCAATCTCGTAGATGCCCGTTGCCATGGTGGGCATCCCCGGGCCCGGAAGCGATGAGAAGTCCACTGTGGTGCCCATTTGCGTCATGCTGCTCACCTGCCGCGGCAGGCGGCACTTGCCGCCGGAGCACGCGGCCGCGAACTCGCACGCGAGCATGTCGACGCCCAGTTGCACGTCATCGGGGACGGGGAGTCCTAGGAGGTAGTTGACGGTGACGGCCCCGGCGGAGCCGCCATTGCAGCACGACGGCCAGCACTGGCCGTCGGTGCGCGCGAGCTTCACCCCGTCGTAGACGCGGTAGTCACCCTCTTCGAGCACGACGCCGCCGCTGGACACTTCGAGGATGGCCGCGGTGCCGTAGATGGGGCCGGGCAAGCGGAGTTCGCACAGCGTTTCACAGCACCACGAGGCTCCCGTGGGGCCGTTGAACCACTGGCCGTTGGACAGGTAGGGACTCCCCCACGCGGCGCGCCCGTAGGCCACGGGGAACGCCTCGTAGGTCGGCGCGGCCGGGCGTCCGGCGCACGCCTCCACGGTGACCTCGCACTGTCCGAACTGGCGGAGCGTGGCCGCCCACATGAACGACGCGGCGAGCACGGCGCCGGTCCGCTGTTGGTCCTGGTTTTACTCGCCCCCCCCCGGCCAACCCCCCGGGGGGGGGGGGTCTATCCCCCCCCCCCACGGCCCCCCGGGCATGTCGACAGCGACCGCCACGACGACGCCTACGAGGAGACAGGAGCGGCCAGCGGCACGCACCCGTCGGTGACCTCAGGCGGCGGCACAGTGGTGCGCCGAATCAAGTACGGCTCATCGCCGGTGATCGGGTCGGTGAGCGGCGACGGCGCGCCCGTCTCGTCCCCGACGACCAGGAACGGGCCGTCTTCCCACGACCCACCGGTGAAGGTGTTGAACGTGATTTCGCTGGCGTCGGTGTTGTTCGAGGCCGTCGGCGCCGTAGCCCAGCGCCCATGCGTGTTGAACGGGAACAGGAGGTACGCCCATTCGGGGACGCCGGTGGGGCACACCTGCTGTCCCCGCGGAGTCGCCAGCGCCGCCCAGATTTCGAGCGCGAACTTCGACGTGCCCCAGTTCCTCGCCGACGGGCGGTAGCCCACGAAGTCCTGAGTCTGCGCGTCCACCTCCACGTACGCGCTCATGGTCATGAGCTGAATGATGGGGTCGATGTCGTTGATTGCCATGGTGCCCGACGTGTACTTGTAGGTCGGGTCGGTCATGTCGAAGAATTGCGACCGGCCGTTGTCGCACGGCACGTTGAACTCTTCGGGGTCCTCGAACTGGTCTTCCCACGTGTAGCTCACGTGGCAGTCGCGGACGTAGTAGGTGCACCCTTCGGGGTCGTCGGTGTACGCGGGGACGCCGCAGGCGTCGAGCGCGGTCCACCGGGTCGTGACGACGTATTTCGGTCGGAATGTGCGGTTAGCCATCGGAGCCTCCCTTGGCGCGTGCGTTGCCCTTCGCGGTGTAGAGCGTCATGAGGTAGCGGACCGCCGCGGCGTCCTCCACCTCCACGCCCGACACGTTCCCTTTGACCATCCGAACCGTGGTGTCCGGGCTGGACTCCAAGATGCGCTCGGCGAGGTCGGTGGCCGGAACCCACGACCCGTCGTCCTGTTTGGACATGATGATGATTGCCATTACGCGAGCACTCCCAACGTGATACGGGCCGTGAAGCACTCCCACGCGGCGATCCAGTCGCGTTGCCCGACCATCTTGTATTCGTTCGTAGTCCTGTCCAGCGCGGCGCTGGCAGGCGAGATGAAGGGCGTGCCGTTGCGCCAGAGCACGAGGAGCCCGGTGACGTACGCCTGAGTGGTGAGCCCGGCGTTCGGGTAGACGGCCGTGCCGATGGGTGTGCGCCATACGCCCGTCGAGGACTCGCGGGTGATCTGCGAGGCGTCGGCGAGGTGGGCGAACCCGGCGACGGGCATGTGAATGACCGCCGTCGGTCCGTACGCCTGCGTGACGTAGGCGTAGTTCTCCAGTTCGGACACCACGTCCACAATGGTCGTGCCGGAGCCGAGGTCGACGGGCGTGGCGGCGGCGAGCTGTGCCGCCACCGCCCGCTCCACGAGCACGTGTTCGGACGCGTCGAGCCGTTGCCGCATGAACGCTTCGGCTTCGGCGGGCGTGATGCCGTGCGCGGTGCACTGGAACGTCCGCGACGCCGTGAAGGCGATGCCGTCGACAATCGTCAACGCGCCTTCGGCCACGTTCGGCGGCGGCGTGTCGCAGTCCGGCGCGAGGATCGCGCCGCCGGGCCCGCACCACGGGACCGTGTAGGCCACGTCGACCAGGCGGCCGTTGTCGGGCATGTCGAGCGGGCCGACAGCGGCATTCAGGATGGAGTATCGCCGCGCCGCCACCCCGTTCGTGGGCGGCGCGGCGAGCGCGATAGCAGGCGCGATAGGCACGGTGGTAACCCCCGCTTAGGAGGTGGTCCCCGGGCCGTCGCAGCCGCACGCGAACGGGTTGATGGCGACGGTGTAGAGACGCGAGAGGTTGCACATTTTCAGGGCCGACCACCCGTCCTCAACGAACAGCGCGGTGAAGCTGTTGGACTGGAGCCCCGCGGTGTCGTAGATGGTGTCGAGTTCGATGACCGGGAGTTCGCCGAGGACCCACGTGCCCGCCGGGTACGCGATGAAGTCGGCCTCCGTGGGGAGCGAGTCGATGGGCGTGGCCCCGCCGGGGAGCCCGGTGGCCGGGGTGGTCACGTGGGCGTCCTGCCATCCGTACACGAAATGGACGGTGAACCCGATCTTCGCGAACTGGGCTTGCATCCACGAGTCCGCTTTCACCGGGTCATCGATGGCGCGGCGGCGCATCACGGAGGCGCGGAGCTGTTCCAGCACCCACACCGGCACGATGGCCTCCCACTCGCCCGACAGCGACATGTAGGAGTTGTACTGGCCGTCGATTTTCGCGACCTGGAGCCCGTAAAGGAACGACTCGAACGCGGAGTCGTCGTTGCCGGAGTTGATGATCGTGCCGGAGCCGGAGCCGGACGCGATTTGGTTGATGATGCGCGAGTTCGTCTTGTGGAGCTTCACCGCGAGCGACGCGGAAATGAAGGAATCCAGCGATTCGCCCCATGCCCTTCGCTGCAACAGGTCCGCGGTGATGCACAGCCAGTCGACGTTGAGGCACGTCGTGGTGGCGTCGAGGCAAGGCAGCTCCACGCACGTCTTCGTGACGCCCGTTTCCAGCTCCTCGCACGTGGCGGTGTTGTCGCCGACGGCGGTGAAGACGGTGGAGAAGTCGAACCCGGTGGCGAACTGGACGGACCCGCGCGGAATCTGGCGCGTCGGGAGCACGAGGCGGCCGTCAAGCGACCACTGCTCGCACAGCGTGTACCAGGATTCGGGGTGGGCGCACCACGCGGCGATGAGCGTGTCTCGCGGCGTGCCGCCGATGGCCGCCATGCGACCGGCGCGGAGCTGGCGCACCCACTCGTCCTGTGCGCGGGCGGCGATGAGCGAGTTGGCGTCGGCGTCGTTGAGCGTGAACTCTTCGAGGTGCATCGAGTCGCGCTCGATGCGGGCGACGCCGTGGCGCTGGTGGCCTTCGGTGAGCGACTGGACGCGGCCGGTCGGCGCGTAGCCGGAGCCGGGCACGGCCGTCATGACGCCCGCGGCGAGGTTCGCCGGGGTCGGCTTGTTCAGGAGCACGGGGCCCCGGCCGCCGCCGGGCGACTGGACGTAGCCCTTGAGGCGTCCCTTCACCGCGCCGGAGAGGTCGGCGAGGTCGCCGAGCCGCTGGCCGTTGTGGTAGTTGCCGAAGTCGGCGGCCGCCACGAGGACGGGTTCGTTCACCACTTCGGGGGTGTCGGTGCCGACACCGGCCCCGGCGAGTTCAGCCACCGAAGGCGCGGCACCACCGCCACCCCCCGACGGGGGTTCCGGGGCCGCGGGGACCTCCGACTTGATGCGCTCGGCCACGTTGTTCAGGAGGAGTTCCACCGAGCGGAGCACGGCGCGCGAGTCGTCGGTGCCGCCGTCGGCGTCCCCGTCGGCGTCGCCGCCGTCACCCTCGCCGTCGGCGTCGTCGCCGCCGTCGGGGGTGTTGTCGGTGGCGGCCGGGGCCGTGAGCGAGGCGAGCGCCGCACGGGCGGCGTCCGCGTCGGCGGGGGTGTCCGCGAGCGCGGTGAAGGCGGTGGCGTTGTCGTTCGCCCACGACACCAGCTCCGTGGAGTAGGCGATGTCGTCGTTGGAGAACTCGTCTTTCCCGGCGAGTTCGACGGCGGCGGCGCGGACTTTCGCGTCCCACTCTTCGAGCTGTGCGCGGGTGAAGTCCCCGAAGTTCTCGGGGCGCGTGAGCTTACCCATGGCGGATGTGCTCCGTTCGTGATGCGTGTGTTGGACACGGGACATGTGGCCTGTCGTCCCCGCTGTCCCAGGCATCACGAGTCGGGCTGTACCGCGAGGGTAACACGTACCCCCGCGGCCACGCCTCCGTTAGTCGCGTGGGTTGGACACGCCGAACAGTCGCTTATGGAGATTTTGGCAGTATCCCCACACGTCTTCGCTGGTCATGTCCTTCGATGGAACCTCTTGCATGACCTCGCGGTGGCAGCGCGTCAAGTCCCCGTCGCTCCCCCACCGGATGCGGGCGCCGCCGGGCCCGATCGTCCAATAGCGTTTGAGCGCTTCGGTGCCGCCGCCCGACTGGGCGGCGGCGTCCTCAGTGTCGGCGCTGGCGATGAACGCGAGCTGTGCGCGGAGCCAATCGGCTTTAGTCTCCCCCGGTGTCTGCCCCATGGGTGTCCCTCGCTTCGAGTCGGGCCCGGCCGCCCTCGCGGGCGATACCGGCGTTGCCCCACATCATGACCTCTTCGCACTTGGTGAGCGCGGTAGAACGCTCCCGGCCGGGCGGCACGAGTCGTTCCACGATGACGGCGAGGGCGTAGGCGGCTTCGCGTAGTTCCTCGTGGGCGTCGGCCACCTCCGGCCCCGACGGCGGGTGGTAGGCGAACCGGTTGGACAGTTCATCGATGATCTGGACGCCCATAGCTACCTCCGCGGCCGGTCGCGCGAGTTGATGGGCGCGCCGGTGGCGCCTGCTTGGCGGCGGGCCACGATGGCGTCGTAGTGCGTCTTGCGCACTACCTCTTCGCCGGTCGCGGGGTCCACGAAATACCAGTCCTTTTTCTGACATGTCGGGCAGTCGTTCACTGGTGTCTCCTTACTGTCGGGTGATGGCGGCCAGCGCCGAGCGGGATGCGACGGCGGCGAGCTGGTGGCGCGTCGAGGTGGTCTCGCGCTCGCGTTCCAGCTCGGAGCGGATAGTGGCGCGCAAGTCCTCTTCGGACATGATTCCGGCGGCGAACACGGCCGCCGGTTCCGGGGCCGGGCCGGAGGCGGCGATGAGGGTGAACGCGGCGGCGTTGTGCTTGGTGCGGTGGGTGAACCCGGGCTCGGCGTGGTCGAGCGCGAGCACTTCGACCAGCTCCGAACCGGTGCCCCACGGGCGCCAGTCCCCCGACCACACGCGCCGCTGCAAGACGCGGGGGGCGCCGTCGGGGAGCGTGCCGCGGAGGATGCCCGCCACCCACACCGAGCCCGACTCGTTCTCACCGATCATGACATCGGCGATGGTGTGGAGCTGGTCGTAGTGGGCGATGGCCGCGGCCGCCGACCGGGAGGCCGGGCAGTAGTGGTCATCGATGACGCCGCCGCCGTGGCAGGTGCACCCGGCGCCGATGGCGCCGAGCCCGGTGGTGACCCGGCCGACTTCGAGGGGGCCCGCGCTGGTGGTGACCTCGTAGCGGTTCGCCACCGCGTAGTTCGAGGGGGACTCCGGCGGGGTCACGCACGAGGCGGGCCACGAGCGGTGGCAGGCGGCGCGGTTGGTGAGGTGCCCGTAGATGTGGGACCCTTCGATGCGGTAGCCGGGCTGGTAGCCGTCGAGTTCGGGTTCGGTGAACGCGTCGGCGGGGAGCGGTTCGCGCACGGTGGCGTTCGCGGCGGCGATGAGCACGGCTTCGGCGGCTTCGGCGGCGGCCACGAGCGCGGCCGCTTCGGGCGCCATGGAGTCGTCGGCGAGGACTTCGGTGACGCCGAAGTCGTCGTCATCTTCGACGGGCTCGGCGCCGGGCCGGAGCGTGATGGAGGTACCGGTGAACGCGGGCATGGACACGAGGGTCACGCCGGGGATGTCGGCGCGGAGCACGGAGGCTTCGCCGTCGCCGTTGTCCTGTAGCTCGATGACGGCCGGGTCGACGGACGGCCAGATAGCGCCGTCGGCGGCGAGCGCCATGGCTTCGGCCACCCACGGTTGCACGCGGTCCATGCCGGGGCGACCGTCGTAGAGGACGCCGGTGGCGGTGATCTCGCCATCCTCTTCATCGGGGATGGTGATGGTGTTCAGCTCGCCGATGCGGACGGCGCCGTGGTGCGCGGGCACGTTGTCGGGCTGGAAAAACAGCGCCGCGGGGAGCTGCAAGGTGGACCACAGCGCGTCGGCCATGGCGTTGCCTCGCATGTCGCGGTAGGACTGGCCGCGGCGTCCCACCACCATGTCGAACTCGGTGCCCATCATGTCCTCCTACTAGGCTCGCCGGGCGATGTTGATGTTCTGTCCGGGGCGCACGAGGATCGTGGTGCACCGGCACTGGATGGTCTCTTCGGGGGGGCCCATGGGGTCACCGGGCCACCGCAGCATCGAGGGCGGGTCACCGACGGCGAACGCGCCGTCGAGGGCGGCGCGCTGGCCTTCGGCCTTGCGGTGCGACTCGCGGGTGCGGGTGTCGAATGTCGCGACCCATACGCGCTCGAAGGGGCCGCCGAGCCGGTTGGCGGTCCACACGTGGCCGTCGAAGCGGCCGCCGTTGAGCGCGGAGAGCGTTTCGGTGCGGGCGATGACGGTGGCCCGATTCTGCCAGTACGGCGTGCCGGTGTAGTCGAAGATGGCTTCGATGATGGCGGCCAGCGCTTCGCCGGAGGTGCCGACGGCGACGGCCTTCGCGACTTCGGTCTGTACGCGCTGGTACACCTCATCGGCGACGCGGGCGAGGAGGTTGCGGCGCTCCATGGCGCGGGCGACGGCGAGTGCGCGGCCGTCGAGGGAGTACGCCTCGCCGGTGACCCGCTCGTAGCCTTGCTCCATTGTGGGCACAATGTCGTGCTCCGCGTATTCGGTCATGGCGTCCCACCATGCGGGGATGAGCGCGGGGACCACCGTGGGGTCGTAGCGGGACTCCCTCATGCGGTCGCGCACCAGCCCTATCCAGTCGCGGAGGAACCGCCAGAACGCCCGGAACATGCGCGCTTCGGCCATGGCGGCGTCGAGAAACGCGGCGAGCCGTTCGGGCATCCACGGGTCGGGCCCTTTACCGTTCCACACCGGGGGTTCATCGGGCATGGGACGCTCCGGTGAGGCGAGCGAAGCCGAGTACGGCGCCGAGCGCTTCGGGCTCGTGGTCGCGGCCGCGCACGAGGAGTTCCACCGTGTACGCGTTGAGCGCGTTGGCGAGCTGGTCGGTGTCCACGTCGAGCCCGGCGGTGAACGCCGGGAGGTTAGCCCATGCTCCGGCCAGCGCGCTTTGCGCCTGTCCCTTGTTGGGGGCGCTGGCGAGCGTGGTGTGGAGGCGGGAGCGGTCGGCGCCCTTGGGCCACGTCTTGGCGAGGCGGCCGCCCGCGAGTTCGAGGGCGCGGTGCACGGCGGTGTTCGCGAGCACGGTCACGGCGGCGTCGGTGGGGAGCTGTGCGAGGAGCGACGCGGTGAGCGGGTCGGAGCCGGTGGTGTCGTCGGCGGGTTCGCGTTGCTGCGGGGGCCCCTGGACGGCGCGCTGTTCCCGCTCGACGGCCGGGGCCGCGGGCACGCGCTCGGGTGCGGTGGTGCCGTCAATGATGATGCGTTCGTTGATGTCGAGCCCGGCGAGCACGCCGAGCGGGCCCGCGGCGAGTTCGGGGTTGGCGGTGACCAGCTCGCGCGCGAGCCGTTCGGCCTTTTCCTGCTTGTCGGGGGCGTCCTCATCGGGGTCGAAGTCGCCAGCGCGGAGGGTGGCTTCATCGGAGAGCAAGCCGAGTTCGCGGAGCTTCACGGCGTCGCCGAAGCGGTCGGCGCGGACGCGGAGCGGGGTGGTGTCGAACGCGTACGCGTATTCGTCGGGGTTGAGGGTGGTGGTGGTGAGGCCGGGCCGGAGGTAGAGGGTGGTGATGCTGTCGGCCATGCGGGACAACAGCGGTTCGTAGTGGGTGGTGATGGTCTCTTCGGCGATGCGCCACAGGTTCCAGTGGTTCGTGTTCCCGGCGCCTTCGAGCGTTTCCACGGGGGCGTCGAACGCTTGCGCGAGTGCGCGAATCTTCCGGTCGGACAGCTCGCCGAGCGACGCGGACAGCTCCGACCAGAAATTGAGGAGCTTGACTTTATCGATGTCCTCGCCGGGCACTTGCAGGATGTAGGGAATGATGCTCGACGGGTGCGACGGGTCCGATATGACCTCAGACGCAATCTCGATGAGTTCATTCATGAGGTCTTCGACGGTGCCCGGGTTGCCATTCTTGCCCGGGAGATTGAACGAGTCCGGCACGAAGAGGATGCCAGCGCCCGCGAGGCGCGAGTCAAGCTCGGCGGACTCGCGTTTCTTGATGGTGTGGAGGATGTTGAGGTCGGGGATGGCCGCCCGGAACGGCGAGTCGGCCTCGCGGGAGTGCATCGGGTGGGGCGTCCACACCCGGCCCACCACGTCCCGCCCGGGGATGGTCTTGCCAGCGGGGTCGACGGACCCGGGGTCCAAGATGGCCTCGCCACCGCCGTACATGGGGGGCCGGTCGCATAGGAGCGTGCCGCCGGTGGCGCCGCCCTTTTTCTTTTTGAAGTCGAACGGCGACACGACATACCAGCGGTCGCGCTCGCCAGCGCCGCGGGCGCCCTCGCCTACCTGGTAGTACTCGCCGCACACGAAGAGGTTGAGCGCCGCCAAGCGGACGTTCTCACGCCGCCTATCGCCGGTGCCGAACGGCGACGCCACATAGGGCTTCAAGGCGGCATCTTCGGCCGGTCCGAGGATTTCCCCGGTGTCGGGGTCCAACTTCGCGATGTACAGCGGACAGCGCGACACGGCGTTCGCGACGGTGTTGGCGACGAACCGGGCGGCGCCAACAACGTCGTAGAGGCGGTAGGACTCGCGTTGCCACTCCGCGGGACTGACTTCGAGCTTCGTGCCGGGGCGCCCGTACATGGCCGCGCTGGCGGCCACAATCGAGCGAGTGCCGGGCCTAGCCGCTGTCGTGCTTCGTGCCATGCCCGCCCCCCGCGCTACCTGGTCTTCACCGCGAGCATACCCGCCGCCAGCGCCAGCGCCGCAACGATGATGGCCCACCCGGCGGCGGCCGGGTCGTATCCGGCGGCGGCGACGCCGCGGGCGAGCGGGCCCCCGGCCCACCAGTCGAAGGCGGCCAGTCCGGCGGACACCCACACGCTCACGCACCACCCACAGTTGATGAGGACGGATAGGGGCCGGGTGCCGCGGCGGCGGTCGGCCCACTCGGTGACGGCGACGCGGGGCGGCTCGGTGATGGAGTCGGTGGTGACGAGTTGCGTGAGTCGTGCGGCCGCAAGGGTGTTGAGGAGGAACCACGCGGCGAAGGCGAGCACGAGCGGCACGGTGACGTTCATGCGGCAAGCGTACGGCCCCCGCGCGATTGCGCGGGGGCCGCTGTTCGAGCCGGTGTCTTAGACGCCGTAGGTGTAGTGGGTGGCGGCGTAGGCGTCGGCCTCATCCCAGGTGAGGAACCACCGAGTGAAGTTCTCGTCCGCGGTGCCGTAGCGGTCGTTGGTGTAGCCGCGGCGGGAAATGATGCGCTCGACGCGGAACCCGTTGGGGATGGGGTTTTCGGACCACTTGGGGTGCATGAACAGGTGGGTGATGCGGTAGGTGTTGCCTTCGCCGTCGGGGGCGGTGTCGGTGGTGATGCGCTCGCGGGTGTTGGTGGTGGTGGTCGTCCAGTTGATGACGTCGGTGGCTTCGAGCTGGTAGGTGAACATGTGGGGCCTCCCTTGTTTGCGTACGGGTACCGTATCACGAAGGGGTGGGGGGCCAGCGCACCGGCCCCCCGTCGTCCTACTCCGCGGGCACGTACACGCTCCCGTAGCGCGCTTCGTAGTGCTCGGCGGCCTTGCGGGCGTCGTCGGCGGTCATGTACCCGCGCTGGTAGGTGTCCACGGTGGTTCCCCGGAGCGTCGCCACGAGTGAAGCACCGGCGGCGTCGGCGTGCTCGGTGACCCGGTAGACGTGGGCGCGGCCGCCCGCCACGAACACGTCGGCGGCGGCGCCGCTGCTCACCCACGTCCAGTCGAGGTTGTCGGCGGCCGGGGCCTCCGGCTCGCGCACGGGCGGCGAGACGGGGCCACCGGCGTACTCGACTTCGACGGCGAGCGCGTCGATGCGGAGTCCGAGGAGCGCCGCCCACGCGTGCACGGCACGCTCGGCGTCGGGCCCCTTCACATTGAGCGTGTCCCCGTCGTAGTCGTCCACGAGGAGCCACGAACCGCCCTCGTGCGCGAGCCACGCTTGCGGGGCGTGCTCGCGGCCGTGGGCGCCCTCGATGAGTGCGATGGCCTTGCCGGGCTCGGTGTGGTCCAAGCGCGCGGTCACGCGCTTGTGGTGGCGCTGGCAGTGGTCGGCGCCGGGCTCGGCGTCGGCGTAGCACGTGAAGTCGATGCACTTGCCCGCGAGACGGGCGGCGGCCACGAACGCGTCCCATGCGGCCGCGGCCGCGGCGCGGTTGGCCTCGCCGCCGTGCTCCTCGTAGAGGTCCGACGCGGTGCGGTAGAGGGCGCGGCGGGCGTTGTAGGCGGCTTCGGGGTCGACGGTGAGGGGCGCGAACGCTTCGGGTTCGTTCTCCATGGCGGCGGCCAGCGCTTCGGCTTCGGTGTAGGTGCGGGCGTTGCCGGACGCCATGATGCGGTCCACGAGTTCGGCGTGTTCCTTGCAGTCGTCGCACCCGGCGGTGGTGCGGGCGTACGGGCAGTAGGACGGGCGTGTCTGGCCGGGCATCCACTCGATGCCGGTGGTGGTGCGGTGGGCGGTGCCGCCGCCGCCCTCGTGGCCGCGGGGGCGGGCGCACGGGGAGCCGACGCCGTTGTGGTGGATGCGCGCTTCACACCCGCCGTAGGACTCGCCGGTGGGCGTGTAGGGCTTGCCTTGGGTGGAGGCGCGCCCGGCGGCGGCCACGGCCGGGTCGTAGTCGTCGTTGACGAACCGCACCGTCTTGGGGCCGTGCTCGTGGCACCATCCGCTTCCGTCGTCCACTACGGCCGCGCACCCGTAGTAGAGGCAGGCGGCGGCTTCGCGGGCGGCCGCCTGGTAGGCGATGAGCGCGGCGTCGGCGACGGCGAGCGTGATTTGGTCGTGGGAGCCATCGGCGTCGTCTACGGCCTTGCGGTAGGCCACGCGGGCGTCTTCAAGGGCGGTGAAGAGGGGTTCGCAGTGCTCGCACGGTTCGCCGAGCGCCCGGCGCTGGCATGTGCTGGCGTCGTGCTCGATGGCCGCGAGCATGAGGGCGGCGCGGTCGGCCTCGTGGCGGGCGGCCGTCTCCGCCTCGATCGCACTGGCGTCGGCGCCCTCGATGTCGTCGGGGTGGGAGTGCTCGCGGCAATGGGCGTTCGACTCGTGCGTGGGCTCCTCGCATCCGAAGATGAGGCACCGGCCGATCGCGTCGGCGGCGGCGCGGTACGCCTCGAACGTGCGCTCGGCGCGCGCCTCGTGGCCTTCCATCACGTGGTCGGTGGAGCGTCCGGCGGAGTACTCGCGCTGTGCTTCGGCGCTTTGCGCTTGGCGCTGTGCAATGTCGTAGGTGGCTTCGAGGGTGGCGGTGGCGGCGCGCTGGCAGTTGGCGCACACCTTGAGTCCGCGGGATTCGGCGAAGTCGCGGAGGGCGGTGAGGGCGTCGGCGAGGGTGTCGAGGGTGTCGGCGACGGCCATGCCGGTACCGGAGCGGGTGAGGGCGGCGCACGCGCTTTGTGCGTAGTAGGCGACGACGCCGGTGGCGGCGGAGTTGTCGGTGGCCGGGCCGGTGGTGCGTTCGGCGATGCCTTCGAGGTGGACGGTGCGGGCGTTGTATCGGATCGTGAACGTCATGGGTTCAACCTCTTTCATGTTTGCGTACGTGTACCGTATCACGCCCATGGTGAGGACACAGAACCGGCCCCCCCACCAAAAGGTGAGAGGGCCGATTCAGCGCGATCATTTGATCGCTCACCAGCCTACGGGACTCACCCGCCACAGCTGGCGCAACGCCCGGCGCGCCTCCAAGCGCTCGCGCTGGCGCTTCGCGAGGGCCCGCCACGCCCGGCCGGAGCGGCGGAGCCGTTCGGGCATCGGCTCGGCGTAGGCGGCGTAGTCGGTGCCGGTGAGGCGCCCGTCCCGCCGGGCGGCATTGAGGATGCCCGCGAGGAGCACGGTGCCTTCGGTGATGCGCTGTTCGATCGCGGAGTTTCGGGCGGCGTCGGCGTGGCCGTCGCGGGCGAGTTCGGTGAGCGCGTCGGCCAGCTCGCCGACGACGGGCAACAGCGACCACTTGCCGCACCCGTTGACGGTGGCGAGGTTCGACCGGAGGGTGTCGAGGTGCCGCCACGCGGTGAGCGCGGCGCGGTCGGCGTCGCCGAGCGCGTTGATGGACCGCGCACCCTTCGGGTACTCGTGGAACAACCGGTAGTACCGGAGGGCGCCGGAGCCGAGCGGCCAGCGCGCGGCGGACTGGATGAGGTCTTGGATGTAGGCGTGGTCGTGGCCGCGCTGTGCCAGTAGGGCGCGTTCGGCGTCGGTGACGCCGAGCGTGGTGAGCCGGTCGAACTGCGCAGTGGTGGGGAACCTCATGAGCGTGTCCATTCGGGTTAGAGGGTGTGGAGGTGGATGAGGGTGTGGCGGAGTCGTTCGAGTTGGTTTTCCGCGTCGGCGTAGCGGCGGCGCATCGTTTCGACGGCTTCGGTGGGCACGGTGTCGCCGCCGAGGAGCGCGACGGCGGCGAGGGCGTCGCCGAGCCGGGTGTGGTCGGTGATGGCGCGGGGGAGCGCTTTGAGCGCGGCTTCGGCGTGCATCCGCTCGGCGGGCTCGGCGAGCACGGCGGCGGCGGCTACGAGGTCGCCGTAGAGGTCATCGGCGGCCGCTTTGATGGGCAACGCGAGGGCGTCGAGGGCGTCGCCGGTGGGCGGCACCCAGTCGGCGGCGCGGGCGGCGCGGATGTAGTCGTTCACGATCATGTAAGGGTCCCTTCGGGTTCGGGCCCGGCGCGGGGTGCGCCGGGCCCTGGTGGCTACTTGGGGTCGACGCCGAGGAGCGCGGCGAGCGCGGCGACGGGCATGGACACGCTGTCGCGGTACACGTCGTAGTTGTAGGTGTGGTCGTTGCCGAAGCGCTCGCGCCACACGGCGCCGCACGCCTCGTGCACGGCTACGAGCCGATTGCGCTCGGCTTCATCCGCGGCGCGGGCGTCTTTCGCTTCGGCGTCGGCGCGCTCGGCGTCGGCGATGACCGCCGACCATTCGCCGATGAGGTGCCGGTTGTTGACGGGCCCCAGCTCGAACCCCTTGGGGAGCGTCTTGCGGAGGGCGGCAACGGATTCGGGCGTGACCGTGTGGGGGTCGTCCACCATGGAGAGCCATTCGCGGAGCTGGTCGGCGAGGGATTCGGAGGGGATGTCGTCGCCGACGTACCAGGCGTCACCCTTGACGGCGAGGAATCCCCACTCGATGGAGTCGTAGCCGCGGATGCGGCCGGGCGTCTTGGCGTTGGGCCGCAGGGTGATTGAGGGGCCTTCACGGAGGTACTTGCGTTCCCACATGTGGTCGGTGTCGAGCACGAGCGTTGGCTTATAACCGCTGTACGATCCGCTGGCGAAGGCGTACACGGTGCCCGTCTTGATGTCTTTGCGTTGCATAGTGGTTCCTCTCGGTTGGGGTGGCCGGGCGCCCCCATCGATGCGCCCGGCCGGTCGGGTGTTCTAGGCGGCGAGCGCGAGCATGTTGCGCTCGACTTCGGACAGCTCGGCGATGAGGTGGGTGAGTTCGTCCTGTCGGGCGGCGAGGGTGCGGTACTCGGTGAGTTCGGTGGCGTCGAGGAGTTCGCGGGCAGCGGTCACGCGCTCCATAGCGCGGGACATGACGCGCTTGTAGTAGCCGGTGGCGACTTCGCGGGCGGCGGCGCTGGCGATGCGGGAGACGATGCGCTTGGCGACGGCGACGGCGCCGGGGATGAGGGCGTAGGAGCCGCGGGTGAGGACGTGGCGGAGTTCGTTGCCCCAGCGGTCGCGGCCGCCGCCGATGGTCCATGCGATGAACCACACGCGGCCTTCGCCGTGGTCCACGGTGACTTCGCCGACGACGCGGAGCCCGGAGCCCGGGGTGGTGAAGTAGGTGCGGTTCCAGTAGCCGGGCTGGTCGGTGTTCCAGGGCTTCGCGGTGGCGATCATCGTGGCGGCTCCATTCTTGTTTGCGTGTGAATACCGTATCACGGGGGAGGTGGGGGCCCGTGACCGGGGGTCGGTGTTACGCTAGCCTCACGCAAACATAGGAGGTTCCCTTGAAGGTTTCATTCAGCCACGGTGACAACGGGCTCGGCGTCGCCGCCTACGCCACCGATTGGCACGAGCGCGGCGGCGTCCGCTTTTACCGCCGGATCACCGTGGAGCGGCACTTCACCCGCACGCCGATGATGAACCGCGAGGTGAGCGTGTACCGCGTCATCGTGACCGAGCACGACGCCGACGGCACCACCCGCACCCTCCGGCCCGGCGTCGGCATCCCCACGTTCCGCGGCGCCCTCGAAGCGCTCGGCGCCGAGCTGCAAGCCGCCATCACCGACGGACTCGCCGCGAAGTCCGACATGGAGCGCATCCCCGTCGCATAGGCTCGACGCGTCAATGCGGTCGAAGGGGCCCCGGACAGGCAACCGGGGCCCCTTCGCTGTGCCCGCCAGCGCGTGCGTGGAGGGGCGGGGACGGCGAAGCGCCCCCGGGAGTACCCGGGGGCGC